GTAATCTTCCAGTTCTTTATCAGTTTAGAATACTCTTTGAGGTTTTCAATTCCTTTCATTGAGAAGTTACTGATACTTGCTTGACCTGAAAAAGAGCTTGACTCAGTAAGTCCAGAGAAACTGCACTTATTGATAACATAAAAAGCAGCAGCACGGTATAAATCTTCTGATTCTTCATGGTTAAGTTCAATTTTCATTTGATCAAAAAGTTCTCTACCTTTATTGTAATACTCTTCAAGTTCTTTTTTATCTGCTTTTTTATCTGGCACTGATCCAAGGTCTTCTTTGTATCCTTTCAGAATCTCATATAGACCATCTACTTCATCACGTAGAATAACCCAAAAAACAAATAGAGGATTGTAAAGGTCATTTACCCATACAGAAATGCCTGGATATTCTTTTGTGAATGCGATGGCAACAGATCCTCCGCCAATAAAAGGTTCCCTATAATCTGTGATCTGTTTAGGGAACTTAGGCAAAAGAAATTTAGTTGCTCGACTTTTTCCACCTGGATAACGTAAAGGTGTTTTTAAGTTTTTCATACAATAATTTTCTTTTCTAGTGGAGTTACAATTGTAGAAAAATATATATATTGTTCAACAACTTGAGGTGCAGGTTTAGTTACATAAACAATAAAATGTTTAAATACTTCTAGTGATTCTTCCTGCGGATCCATAACTGGAGACCAAGGAGCAAATCCAAGTTGTTGATTTTGGGTCGGAACCACCACAATAGCATTTCTAATTTTAATTGCATCTTCCACTTCTTCAATAACAGTGGCAATTACATCCTCACCAGAGGACATACGAATGAGTTTTATGGTCATAAGAAATTACACTCACACATGATTTCAGTTAAAGCGGCAAGAAGATTTACTTCTTGGTCAGCCACGAACGCACTTTGATATTGATACTTAGCAATAATAAGAACGGCGGCAGGGATAGTGGTGGGTGAAAGACAACCATAAGCAGCGTCATAAATCCTTCGAAGTATGAGACTAGGATCGTTATCAAGGTTGGAGACCACCCACTTACGAACCTCAGTAAAGTTCTTTTCAGAGAGATATTTAACGAGGTCATTGATCCTTATATCAGATACTTGAGATAAAATTCCACTGTCAATCTTACCACTAGAAGAATACCGTTGCAACTCATTAAGAGTACGACGCCAATCAGGGAAATGTTTGTTGATTACTTCTGCAACAACTTTCGGATCGTATTCGATATTTTCCTCCGTAAGTACAGACCTGACACGGTTGAAAAACTCTGCTGCGATGATTGGTTTTTCCTTTCCTGGGATACTGAAGTCGATGACTGAGCATCGAGAATGGAGGGGTTCAATGATTTTGTTTTTGAAGTTTGCTGTGAAGATAAATCGACAGTTGCTATAAAACGCCTCAATATTCGCCCGTAGAAGGAGTTGTACATCATTGGTTGTGTTATCTGCCTCATCGATGATGATAACTTTGTGTTTACCAGTTGCTTGAAGTGATACGGTCGAAGCGAAATTTTTTGCTTGGTTCCGTACCGTGTCCAGAAATCGTCCTTCGTCAGATCCATTAATGACATAATAATCTACTCCTAATTGATTACAAATTGCTTTTGCTACAGTTGTTTTACCAATACCAGGAGGTCCAGAAAGAAGAAGATTTGGAATCTCTCCCTTTTTCACGAACTCCTTAAAGGTTTGTTTAATATTTAGTGGAAGAATGCAGTCATCAATCTTACGAGGACGATACTTTTCAACCCAAAGAAAATGGTCTTTCATAATAAATCCTCCACTTTAATCATCACTTTGAAATATTAGGCTCTAGAGCAATCCAATATTTCAAATTGCAAGTTGTTGACCTAAACAGTGCAACTTTACTTGAATGAATTGACACTTGATATGTTTGATTCGGCATCAGTTTAAGATTCTCCATCTTAAAACAATAACAAAACTCACTATCCGCAGAACCTAATTCAATAGAATATACATTAGAAGTATCATTCTTTCTATCTGCCACACAGAAGCTTAAATCACCATCATAACCAAATAAACAGAGATCGGGAACACCATAGGTCGAAGATGCTCGTTGCAATCGGGAAAGATTTTCCCATGACAGTTCAAATTGAACATCTGCATCGGGCACTTCTAGTTCCTTATCAGGGGCACTTACAATCAAGTCGGGATCAGAATAATAGATTTTACTGCATGACTTTGTGGCAGAATCTTTAATCACCAAACAATTTTCATTATTGAAATCAAGTTCGGGACTCTGACACAAACCAAGGGCACCAATAAAAATAGAAAGATCGTAAATAGAAACTTGTTTAGGAAACTTTTCTTCAATTTCAAATCGAGCCATGATGTTCTTATTTACTGAAAGAGTAGAAAGAACATTACCAGGACGAATATTAATTGATTTATTGATGGACAAAAAGTTTTTTAGTGCATCAATAGTGGTTGTGCTAATTGAAATGCTCATACAGATTTAAACTCTTCAAGACCGTTATTCGTACGATTATAATGTTTATCAAAGTGAAGCAGTAGCATAGCATAATGAATCACTTTAAGCAAGTCACGTTTGTTATGACCATCTTTATCACCATATCGACTACCATATTTGAGAATATTTGCTTGGCAGAAATCTGGTGCCAAGTTTTTTGCTGCCATCAAATCAATAGTTTGAATGTCCTTGTAGGCATCATTATGCCCACAGTAGTGACTACCATAGGTGCTCACAACATAATCCTCAATATCTTTGAGAATTTTGTCTTCATTGTATTTCCATTGCATAATTAATTTCTCCAGAAAAAGAAGAAGGGAGGTTTACACCTCCCTTCAGTATATCAGAAAGGGGCGGATTCGTCAACAGGAATATCAACTTTATCATCCACCTTTGAATAAAGTTCAATAAAGGATTGTTTGGTTTCAGTATCAAAACGGTTTACACACACTTCGATTGCCTTATCACGTTTACCAAAGATCTTGTAAGCATTGGCAATATGAACCAAACGACGGGTGCTAATGATTTCATCCACACCACCATCATAGAAGGTCTTACGGATTACTTGTGCCCAACGCACTAGTTTCTCAGCAAAGTCAAGATCCTGATCATCCATAGCAGCAGAGACAATCTTCACTTCCGTTTTCTCTGTGGGGTATTCCTGTTCAAAAGTGATCGGGAAACGTTCAAGGAATGCTTCATTGAGTATATTTGTACCGATAAACCTTCCGTCATCGGAACCCTTTCCTTTAGTATTAGCAGTAGCAACAACAGTGAAGCCAGCAGCGGGACGGACATACTTACCGATCTTTTTCAGGAAAACACCTTTGCCTTCAAGAATACTTTGCAAACAAAGAATCTTGTTGGATGCAAGGTCGATTTCATCGAGAAGCAATACGGCACCTCGTTCAAGTGCTTCAACCACAGGACCGTTGTGCCAAGAAGTATTGCCGTCCACAAGACGAAACCCACCAATGAGATCATCTTCGTCGGTTTCGATTGTAATATTAACACGGATCATCTCCCTTTTAAGTTGGGCACATGCTTGCTCTACACCAAAAGTTTTACCATTACCAGACATACCAGTAATGAACACCGGATAAAATTTCTTCGACTGAATCACTTTCTTCAGATCAGAAAAGTTCCCGAAAGGGACAAAACTAGGATCTTTCTGGGGAATAAAGGACATTTGTTCCTCATCGGGAACAACATCAGCATGAGTATAAATATGCTCCAATTTTTCAATCTCCTCTTCAAGAATCCAAGTTCCACGGCCAGTTTTAAAGTTCTTTAGTTTATTCGTAATCGTTTGATAGGATGTACCGATCTCATCCGCATACTCTTTGAGTTGTGCAGAGGTAACAGTCTTACCAAAACGTTGTTGCAGGTTAGTGATTTCCATGGGTTTTGTCATGATGTAGGTGAGGGTGTGTTCCCGATGACATTAGTAGTATAAGGCATCAGGGGTCTGAGGTCAAGCAATTTGACCCACGAACTTCGATAAGATTATCTTATTGATCATCTTATCACTCATATGTTTTTTAAATGCATTGGTTAATTGTGCCCTGGAAGAAGGATCTTTCACTGGAATAATTTCAATTTCTTCTTCAGAATCAGGATTCCAAAAATGGTATGAATGTGAATTCTTAGGAAGGGAAAGTAGATAGAGTTCTTTAAATCCACAATTAGAAATCGCAACACACTTATTCTTCTCCCATTGCTTCTCAAATTTAGCAGGATCGATATCAATACTACGGCACATACTACGTACTTCAGATTTACCACAAAGACGAAATCCGAGAAGATTGTAATCAACAATATTAGAAAGATAATCCACAAACTCATTAGTCATCGAATATGCAGAAATGTTTATCTTACGGGAATACCGAGTTTTTGGATCACGAAGAATACACACACGATCACTACGAATAGGTTGAGGATGTACAGCACCCAGACATTTAATAAAAGTATCATATGAAGGATGGCAAGCTTCACCGTCAGAGAGATAAACCACATTAACTTTCTGGACCATTTCTTCACTTTTAAATTTATCGACAACCTGAGGGGTAATCAGGATAGTTTCTACTAGAGGGGTGCCAGCCAAAGAGATATGGTTATAATAACCATGAGCTTTACGAAATCCTTCACAATTTACATAGAAGTTTTCCATCATTGTATCAAAAGTCTGAGCATTCATCTTGGAAGAGAAAAACTCTAGCAAACGAAAACATTTATCAATATGCAAATTATTCTGTTTGTTTATGGTAGGAACACCAGGGAAAATGTACTCATTAGTATAACAATCTGAGAAACCATACACACGGAACGGAATAGAAACTTTCTTACAGAACCAAATCAGATCATACAGTTGCTTAATCGTATTCACCATGCTATTCCCCATTGAACCAGACCAATCAAGAAAGAACACGAGTCCATGATTCTTACCATCGGGAATAGTGGTCACTTTTTTGAAAACATCATCACTGAATTTGTAAGTGTGAAGACGTGCAGTATCAAGAACACCGGTGCGAGAAGTTGATGCACGGGAATACTGATCTGCTGCTTTCTTACATTCAAACTCCTTGACCAGATAATTAACAGATTTTATACTTTCTTTCTTGTACTCACGATAAGATTTTACACATTGCATACGTAGTTCTTGAAATCCAGGAAAACCTTTGACTGAATTACCGTCTTTAGACACATATTGAATAAGACCTTGATTGATTTCGGTAAAAGGTACAATAACATTATTTAAATTAACTTGAGGAATATTAATATAGATATAATCTTCGGCAGTTTTATCAACAAGAGATTTCTGTTTATTAGCAAGAGATTGATAGGTCTCAGATTTTAGTTCATCAATATGATTATCCTTGTCACCTTTTAGACCATTGGCAGTTTCAGCGATAGGTTTTTTCTCTTCACCTTCACCTTCACTATCATGGGATTGACCCCCAGCAGGCAAATTTTCCTCACTCTGCTTCTGAGTCTGCTCCTGAGTCTGCTCCTGAGTCTGCTCCTGAGTCTGCCCCGTTGCAGGGCTAGGTTGAACAGATTCATTTGCAGGAACTTCAGTCTTTTCTTGTTGCTTTTGCTTCAGCATTTCAACCAGTTCCCGACAGAGTTGAACTACATCCTCAAAAGATTCAGTATCAGCAGCACGATTGACCCACTGCAGTTCATCACGTTCGAAATGAACAAGAGTACGATTACCGATCACACCAACCTTGAAGTGAATATTAATACGGTCGATCAAAGACATCTTGGAAATATCTTTACCCTCTAGATCAAAAAAGTTCTTATTATCGAGTTCGGTATAACCGAAAAAGAAGGATTTAGCTAAACCAGGATACTGACGTTTCATCAGTTTCTCCACACGAACGTCCTCAATCACGTTCAGAACGTCCTTTGGCACCTGCAAAAGGTAGTCTGCATAGTCCAGAGGGGTATAGAGAGCATGACCAACTTCATGACCCACCAGCATGTCATAGACCCTGCTACTCACGTTTTTCCAAATCGGCAAACACAGGATACGGTTTTGAACATCAAAGTAGGCAGTCTCTACAGCACGGTGCTCAATGTTTAGGTTTTCGGTTGCGAGCAGTTTGGCAAGAGTGCCTTTGACTTCGGTGTTGATCATCGGATTTCGTTTCGTATGTACCTAATGTAGGGCATAGCAAAGCAAAGGTCAAGGGGGTGATTGATAAGGATTACTTATAGATATGGAGAATAGAGGACTCGAACCCCTGACCTCTGCGGTGCGATCGCAGCGCTCTACCAACTGAGCTAATTCCCCCAAATATTTAGGATTCTTCAACAATTTTGCTGAAGTCGGATATCTTATCAAATCGAATGTTTTTTTCAAATTTATCGATAAGAATTTCCCCCTTATGGGAAATTACGAACGTATTCGTAGAACAATCTAGATTCTTAAGAATTTTCATTAATTCTTCAGTTCCCGAAGTATCCAAGGAACTGTCAAATACTTCATCTAGAATTAAAAGATTAGTACTAACGCTACTCTTCATTCTAGCAATCTCCCTCCAAGTGAAAAGAAGAGCCAAATCAATCTTTTGTTTTTCCCCTTCCGAAAACGATGCGTATGAAAACTCATCACGATAGCGAGACTTAATGATCTCATTGAACTCTTCATCTAAAGTAAAATTGACATAGAAATCCATGCTTGTTAAGTACTTATTAATAAGTTTGTTGATGACAGGGATATACTTCTTAATGATCTGAGATTTGATTCCCCTATCCTTAAGAAGATTTGTAATCACTTCATACTCATTTTTTTGTCTAGATACTTCGGCACACTTAATTTCTATCTGAGAAAATTCTTCTTTATAGACTTCCAACTTACCTTGCATCTTTGCGATATCTGGCGATTCACTTAGTCGTTGAATCTCAGAATTAATCTTAGCAAGATTTTTTTCATTACGAGCAATCAAACTATTCTGATGTTGAATTTCCGTATAATTCTTTTTCAGAAGATCTTTGTAATCCAACATCTTAGTGTACTTCTTGTCTAAGGTAATATGCCGAGACTTTAGTTTAAGTAGAGCCTGCTCATATTCCTCAGTTATAGTAACTAAATCGGAAATTTTCCGATCTTTGAATGTTTTTTCAATAACCTGAGTACAAGTCGGACAGGTATCATTTCCCTTGAAGAAATGAAGTTCTTTACACGCAGCAGAATTGTTATGTTGAATTTTATATTTTAAATCATTGATATTTTTAATCTTATCAGAAACATCATCGAATTCAGTAATAGAAGTATGAATATCAGTATTTTCTTCTTCAAGTAGATTGATATATTTTTGAATCTCAAAAATATCTTCTTCTAGAGTAACAATTTCTTTGAGCTTGAATTGAATCTCACCCTCATTCGACATTTGCGAATTGCGAATATACTCTTCCTGCATCTTAAGTTTATCTTCTGCAGACTTAAGTTCATATCCACATTCTCGTTGTTGTTCTTGAACTTGACGAAGCCTATCCTTCAGAAGGATATTCATCGTAGAAAAGATTTGAATATCAAGAATATCTTCAATAACTTCTCTACGATATGCAGAAGTTAGCTGCATGAACGGAACAAAAGTAGATGATCCGAGAATAACAACTTGAGTGAAAGATTTGAAGTTCATTTTGAGAACTTGTTGCTCCAACCACTTTTGTTGATCTGTAGTTTCAGATACCTGATCTATAAAAACATCATTCATGTAGATTTCAAACTTATTTGGTTTGATTCCACGATGTACTCTCCATACTACATTACCAATCGTAAATTTAATTTCAACCACACAATCTTTTTCATTAATACTATTAACGAGCTGAGGTTTATTAATTTTACGAAATGGTTTGTTGAATAAAACAAAACAAATAGCATCAAGAAGAGTTGATTTTCCAGCACCATTTGATCCCTGAATAAGGGTAGATCGATTTGTATCCAGTTCTAATTCTGTAAATTGATTTCCAGTAGAAAGAAAATTTTTCCAACGAATAGTATTAAATGTGATCATACAGGTGGAATTACAATGTCATTAGGTTCAACATAGCAGTAATTGTAACCATACACAGAACAGTTCTGCGTAATGGTTTCTTCATCAACTTGGGTTACTTCTAGTGTATCATCAAAATCTTCTGCTTGCAAGAGTCCATGATATCTAATCGCATCATCTTCTTCTTCAAAAATAGTTACGGTTCGCAATCCGTCTTTATTTTTAACGGCATACACACCACCATGTTTTTTTGAAATAAGAATGTACATTACACCTCACAAGCTTCTAGATAGAGTGATCGAACTGTTGATTTAATTGAGTCCTTATTAAAAGAAGTATCTACTTCATCTATGTATTTGTCTAGAAGAGTCATGGTATCTTCGGTTTCTACATCATCTCGAATATCATCAAGTTCCAATCTAAGATCTTCGATAATTTTTAAATCTGCTACGCCTGCATCATATAGAATTTTGATGAGTTTGTCAAACTTTAATTGATTCTGCTTATCCTCAACAATTACTTTGACATATTTCCCAGCATATCCAGTTACATCATTCCACTCTGTTTCATCTCTATAGTAAATTTTTTCAAACATCGTATAAGGATTTTTATAAAATTTTAGATCTAAAGTTTCAGTATCTAAAATATGAAATCCCCTAGCTGATTGATAATCGTTCCAATATAACTCGTATGGATTTCCAAGGTAATAAATATTACCCTTTGTTGACTTGGTATGAAAGTGTCCTGATAAAACTTTTTTAAATTTATTAAATGGTTCTGAAGATATTCCATGTTCCATTATAATGCCATGGACAGTCTCAAAACCATTAAACTCAAGATGGCCCACACAAAGAGATGCCGTAGATTGTTCCAGAAGTTCGTAAACTCGGGATCGATTGTCATCACATATCCAAGGGATGCCAAATACAGACAAAGAACCAAGAAAGAATTCACCAGGGTCATCCATAACCGAAATGTTGTCATACTCTCCCAACAAGAGAGATGGGGCATTAACTCTAAGAGTGTTTTTATAGTAGATGTCATGATTGCCTACCAGCATGATCATTTTGACACCCATCTTTTCCAATGGGTCAAACCACATTTCTTTCGCTGCCTCTAGTGAATTAAAGTTCACTGATTTACGACGATCAAAAGTATCTCCTAAACAAAGAACATGTTTAATTTTATACTTTTTGATAAATGGAATGACTACATTATTATAGAATTTTTTGTAGTAATCAATATATATCATTGAATCATTACGAACACCGAAGTGTTGATCGGTAATAAGAAGTACTTTCATAATCAATAACGATAAGTGTATTCGATGTTAGATTTAATTTGATTATAAGAATTATTAAAATCTTCACCATCAGAAGTGAATACTTCCTCATAACCGGATTTTTCAATCAATTTATCTTTGATATCCATTTGACGTTTTTCTTTTGCAATTCTACGAAGAAAAGCATAATAAACAATCTGAGTGAAATATGCAAATGGATTATTTGACTTTTCTGGATCAAAATTATCTACATATTGAATGCAATTTTCTATACCATCGCAAATCATATCATCCCTATACATATAATTAATAAAATTTGGACGATAAGATAGATGAGTAGCAATTTTTAAAAAGCACTCGCCAATGTAATTATTAACTCTGGGTTTTGATATCCCTTCATTTTTTGCCTCGGCAACACTTTTCCTATATTCCATAAGAGCACGTAGGAACTTTTTATTATCTAAGTAGTGTTGTTTCTTTTTTTGTATCATTCCATGTAGAATACATTAAGTGATTGAAGTATATCTAATGTTTTAATTATTGTCAAGCCATAACAAACTTGACAACAGTTCCATTTGTGTGTATAATAACTCTGTAAGGGTTCAAAGATTTTATTTAAAGCCATTTATAAATTTTTTCTAGTTTTTTTCTTGCTTCATCAACTGTTGAAAGATATCCCATGTTTGTATCTAACTCTACTTCACTTTCTTTAATAGCATCTTCAATGGTTTTATCTTGATTTGTTTTTTTAATAAACAATTCATACATATGAACCATTTCAGTATTCAATCCTCCAATACTAATAATATCTTTTTCATTCAAAATAAAAAAATCTTCATCTGAAAATTGCATCCATTTAGTCATGGATAATCCTTTCACAGTTGTTTTACCACTCAATCTTGAAACTACTTGAATTATAACGGGATTACACATGAATACTTGTGTTTCTCCATCATCTTCTACTGCAAAACCTTTGGCAATTATTTCTTCACCAGAAATTAGTTTTACAATAAAATGAAACTCTTCATCGTGTCGAATGTATTTAATCATAAGACTCTTTTAAACGTATTTCTATGATTTCATAATCAAATTTTTCTTCATTGTATATTTTAACTCTTTCAACTAAATGATTCAATGTGAAATTTTTCAGATTGTTGTTTGATATATCATCAGCAATATCATAAAGAGTTGCTTGATTTTTATTCTCTCCCTTTCTGAGAATACGGCCTATGGATTGAAGATTACGAACACGCGATTTAGAAGGTGATGCAAAAATAACGTTATGAAGATTACGAATATTGATTCCAGTAGAAAAAGTTCCATAACTAGCAACAATAATAGCATCTTTTTCTTGTTCACAAATTTGACGAGTTTTTTCTCTTTCTTCAGTATCTACTCCACCATGAATAAAGAATACTCTTCTAGTATCACCGACCTTACTATTTATGAGGTCATAAAGTATCTCCCCATGTTTTTCGACATAAGAGAAGAGTACTAGCGTGTTTCCATCAAGATCTTTACACAAATTACGAATTAATTTATTCCTTCCTGGATGAGAAATAATATAATCAATTTCTTCTTGATAAGATTCAAATCGAATAAATTTGTGTTTCAATAAAAGAACTTTAATTTTTAATTTACTTAAATGACCTTCCTTTATCAGATCATTTGTTTTAGTTACTTGATTACACTTACCAAAAATACCTTCCAGAACTAACTTGTTTGTGTAGCTTCCATCCAGAGTTCCTGTGAATCCAATACGGTATTTACAATCATGCAACTTAGTCATGATTCCAGTCAAAGACTTTGCTTTTGCTAAGTGTGCTTCATCAACGATAACAACATCAAATTTACTGAACCACTTCTTATTCTCTTTGTAGATTGACTGCCAAGTAGTAATTACAACATCCGAATCAATATCATATTTCTCTTTACCTGCATAGATTTTATGACAATAAGCGGAAGAATTCCAACCATAATCTTCAAAATCCTTATACATTTGTTCTACCAGTGATGTTGTAGGAACAACCAAAAGAATTTTCCTACTAGCATTTACATGGTATCGAATGATCGAATAGATCATCAAAGACTTACCTGATGCTGTTGGTGAAAGAAGCAATCTTCGATTATATTTAAGTGCCTCGTAAATTGCTTTGTATTGATAGTCTCTTACCTTATGTGGCATACTAAGGGACCTTACAAAACCAACTACACCTTCAGGAGAAACTAAATCATTTATTTCATTTGGATGTCCATAAAATTTACATTCTGAATGTTCATAAGTATATCCTCTTTCATTACACCATTCTTCAAGATACTCTACAAGACCACAATATATCTCTCCTGTTCCTGGGGAGTATAATCTAATTTTACCATCCCAAAATTTATTTTTAAACTGGGGCATGTATTTTGCGTTTGGAATATCGAAAGTAAAATATTCTGCTAATTCAACATTAATGTGCGGCTCTGCTTCAATTTTTAGATAAACTTCGTTCTTCTTACGAATCTTAAGATCCATTAATAATTACACTCCCGATTTAAATCTCTCCCATTCGATTGCATTTTTAATTTGATAAGAACGATTACTTATCATTTTTAAAATGCTATCAAGATAAGTGAGTATCTGATCTATGTAGTCCAGTTTGTACTGTGCCTTTTGAACATCTTCATCGGCATCCAAAAACATTTCAACCTCATCCTTGGTAGTAAGTTTGAGATCAAATGGTATTTCTTTATAAAGTTCTTTGGGTGCTTTACCCTTGTAATATTTCCACTTATCACGAATAAGTATTTTCAGTTTGTATTCATTTTCCTTCTTCATTAGTACGAAGGTGTTGTACAATTCAAAGTATTTCATGTGCAATTGTGGAACACGAAGAGATTCTTCGCAAAGAAGATCGGCATCCATCTCCGAATCTTTTTTCCACATCTCCTGTATCTGCTCTATATTCATAATATACTAAAAATTATTATTAATTATACCATGCGCTATCGGCTAATCGCTTCATTGTACCTCTCTTTCTAAATTCATAATATGAATATACAAAAGAAACATTCGATCTAAAAAACTCTACTTCACTAACAGTTGCATCAAATTCTAAAGTTGATAGTGAAGTTGGTATCAAATCTATAAACTGAACATCAAAATTAGTAGTTAAATTATTTGTTAAAACACTGATAGTTCCATCACTAAAAATATTTCTATCAGCAGGAGACCGTGAATACTTAACGGCGTCTTCAAAAACTGCTCTTTCTGTAAAAGTAGAGGGAACACCTAATGCTCTAATCCAATTATGTAATTGTAAATAATTTGTCAAATCTTCATCAACCAAAAACGTCAAATTTAAAATTCCATAATTAATATTTCCTTCAATTGGATATTTTAAAAATGGTGAGGGCACTTCTACAGAACCCAAATTTATTTCAGGAATAGCAACAGATTGACATAAATATGCAACTTTTGGTGCTTTTTCTAAAATAAATTTAAATCCAATAGGCGACAAATAATTATTATTATTTACTTGTTCCTTATACCATTGTGCGCTCATGTAATTATTTGATGCTACCTTTTATTTAGGTATAAAAAAGGGACCCCTCAGGGTCCCTAGAAAAATGTGAAAAGATCACATTAAGTTGTCTACAAGAACACGTCTGTAGTAAACGTTAGCGTTCGCGGTGAGAGCACCTGAACCCTGGGTTAGACCCTCTGCAAATGGGTTAGCAACCATTCCGTATCGAGTCTTGAATCCGATTTTAGGTTGGAATGTATCCTGACCTACGGCACGTACCATCTGGAGTGGTACATATGGGCAATAGAAGAGACCTGCATCATAAGGTGAAGATCCTTTATAACCCATTACGAAGAAGTGACGATCAGCAACGTTAGCAGAATATGGATCAACATATACCTTGATGCGACCGTTGAGGGTTCCAACTAGAGTTGAGGAAGTATCATCAACACCAGCAAGAGCATTGTTTCCACTGAGGTTGGTGCTATAGTCAAGAACACCAGCCATTCCTAGAGCACTTGCAACGTCTGCAGAGCAAACGATGAAGTTGCCCTTTCCACGACGAGTTTGTTGACCGATAGCATTTGCTTCGCGCTCGATTTGGAAAAGAAGACCCTTGAACTTTTCAACAGACCAACGACCGTTGGAGTCAACGTCAAGATCAAAAATACCAGCAGTAGCGGTATTGTTCTGGGCACCAACTTTAGCAATCTTGTAGATTGTACGAACAACTTCGCGGTTAATTTCAGAGAGAACCTCAGTTGAGAGGATGTTCGCTAGTTCGGTCTCAGCATCAAGACCATGGATAGCCTTGAGGTCTTGTGCGAGTTCTAGCGAGTACTCAGCCTTGAGGGCACGGGACTTTGCAGTAACGGTTACTTTCTCGATTGAGAATCCCATCTCACGGAAGTGATTACCAGCACCATCGCCAAGTGCTTCTGACTGAGCAGTGGTCATACCTTGTCCACCGATGGTGTAGGTGCCGCTGTCATTTAGAAGACCAGGGTTAGAACCAGTCATGTCGTTAGAAGCAAGCGAATCACCGCTGTTTTCTGACGAATGCTCGGTATCTGATTCGTTGTAGAATGCTTCTGAACCAGTGCTAGGAACACGGTCGGTGCCCTTCATTGAACGCATTGCAAAGATGAGTCCAGTAGGACCAGTCATGGGTTGAACGCCGCAGATGTCATAAGCAATAAGCTTAGGCATTGAACGACGGATTAGTGAAATTAGAACGGGATCGAAACCTGCAACTGGACCAGTTGCGGTTGATGCACCCGAGAATCCTGTACCACCCAATGAGTTGGTAGGTGCAGCTTCAGCGAGGATATTACGCTCTTCGCGTAAAAATCTTTCTTGATTTTCTAGCAGTACTGAGGTGACAGCCTTCTTGTAAGTATCCTGAATTGGTTCAGCATCCTTATGATCAAGAATGGGTGCCCACTTTTCCTGCAATTGCTCTGATAGGAACATTTGCTTTCTCCTTGAAAAATGAGTTTTTTATTGTGTTAATCAATAACAAATACGTAATTATTTATAAAATCCTACGTTATAAAATCTCACGCTTGTTTATTTGGACCAGCGGGAAATTGCTGACATATATGCCGACATTGCATCCCCAGCGACAGGTTGTTCAACAGGACCATCTTCTACTGCAGGAGCAGCTGCTCTTGCGAAATATGACTCCTTGAGAGTTTCGATCTTCTCACGAAAATCTTCCTCAGTAGTGAACTCCACACCTTCAGATAGACTTTGTAGTTTATCCTTTTGTGTTTCAGCAAGTCCAATAGAAACTTCGCTCACAATCCCATTCTTAATATAATTACCAAGTTTCTTATGCATCTCAACGTTAAGGTCAATCTGCTCATTGAGTTTTTCTTCCATAACATTAAGTTGTTCGGTCATCTCATTGACGATCTCGAACTTCTCTTCAGGAACTTCAAGATAGTTCTCGCTGAAGAGATTTCTGAGTCCGTGCATTAGGTTCTCAGCAATCTCGGTTTTAATACCGCTATCAATTGCTAGAGTATTTTCCTGAATCCACTTTTCTGCTGCAAAAGTTAGATAGGAATCGATTTGCTCGGACATTTCTGTTTTGAATTCATCAACGGCTTCTTCAAATGCTTGCTCATATGCTTCATTCATTAGAGCAACTTCTTCGTTGATTTTTGCTGTTACTGCTGCTTCGAAGATCAGTTTTGCTTTGTCTCTGAATTCTTCTGTAAGTTCTGAACCAGATACAAGAGCATCAAGATCCTCGTCGAAGGAATATTGAACAACTTCTTGTTCTTCTTCGATGATTTCTCCATCTTCTTTTGTTTCCTCACAGGTGGACTTTTGAGTTAGAGAATCTTGCTTATCTCCTGATGCTGCTGAGGGTTTAGTTCCTGGTGCGGTCGCACCTTTGATTTTAGCAGCAACTTTTTTACCGATTGATTCGGTATCGTCTGGACGACCTGATGTTGGGGTAGGACCACCAATTTCTTCTGCGTCGTTCTTTAGATCGGATTTTTCTGCTGGTTTAGCACCCTTGGTTACTACGTTAGAACTTTCTTCTAGATCCATTGTTTCAATCTCTTGTGACATTGGAATTTCTCCTACCTATTGTTTTACGGATATTTCTTTTAATTATTTATATATACAAATAATTAAAGACTTTTTAGGAATGCGGCAAAAGCTTTTACTTTACGCTCCTGAAGATTAATTTGAGTTGCTTCGTCAATGGTTTTCTTGATTTGATTAATGTCAACCTCTTTCAACATACCACCTTCCCAAACCCACTCTTTACCTTCCATGATTCCTTCAACAAAAGCATCTGGAGCAGAAGGATCTGCTACAATGTCTGCAGCAGTGGCAAGCATAAAATCCTCACCGACATAATTAACTCCATTTTTCTCAGTCATAGAACCGAGACCTCTGGAGGAAACACCAAGTTTAACTCCATCATCTAGAAGACTCTTAGTAATTTTACCCATTGGGGTTTCTAAAAGTTTTGCTTTACCGATGAAGTTATTTCCTTCTCTTTTTAGAGAAATAATTCTATGAGAAACACGATCAAGGTTGATGGTAGGACCATCTGGATGACCGAGTTCCCCAAGAGCTCTGCATGTTTCAACAAAGTTCTTATTATATTTAGTAACTTCGCGCTCAAGGATATTTATTGGATAGTTTCTTCCATTACGATTAGTTAAGTCTCCCTGAAGGAAAATACCTTCAATATAGTAAATTTTCTTGCCTTCGTTTTCTTCCATAAGAACCTGAATATTTTCAATGCTCTCTCTAATTAGTTTCATCATTCGTTTCCCCCTGTTACTTCTTGGTCAAACATGTTTTGTGCAACTTCAACTTTTTTTTGTTGAATCAAGTCAAATGCTTTGGACTGCAATGCATCACCAACAAGTTCAATTGTATGTGCATTATTTTTCGCAAAAATGCTATCGAAAATTTCTGTAGACATAATAATTAATAAACTCCTTATCTAATTATTTAGAATTCTGCTTTTTTTAAGTCTGCGGGATCTGGTTCTGTACCTTGATCTCCCATTTGTGTAGAACCAGTTTCTTCTGGTGGTAATGCATTAGGATCACCTTCCATCGCAGGGTCTATCATTGCATTTGGATCGGCAATTTTTCCGTTTTCTATTTCTTCTTTGATTTGATTATCAATTTCTTTTAACTCTTCATCTGTTTGCTTAAGAACATTACGACGAATTTGCTCAATAGAGAAATATTTACCAACAAAAGGATCCATGGTTGCAACGAGATTCATTCTCTCGTTCATCATCTCCATGTTCTTGACTTCATTGAAATAGTTGTCTGCAATGAAGTCATATTGAATATGATTCTTAATCTTATCCCAATCCTCAAGAGTAATTACTCCTTTAAGTAAAAGTTGAGTCTTAAGAATATCTTGGAAAAGATCCGAGAAACGTTTGCGGAGACGATTGACAAATTTCTGAAACTTGAGTTCGTCTCTTGTAATTTCAGTTGAACGACCGATATTAAATGTAGTTTCTGTTTCTAATCTCGAAGAAGGAACATTAAGTGCTTTGTATAATTTCTTTTGAAAGTACTTAACATCTTCAAGTTCTCCAAGATTCTGACCACCAGGAAGAGTAGTGATTTCTGTTCCTCTACCACCTTCACGACGAGGAAGCCAGAAATCTTCAAGCATACTCATGAACTTACGATCATCTTTAATCTCACCAGTATTGGCGTCATATACTAACTTGTTTCTATAGCGAGCCATTACTTCACGAAGATATTGCTCTGCCTTGATCTTAGGTAGATTACCAACATCAATGTAGAAAATTCTACGTTCTGGTGCGCGAGATAAACGATAGATAACCAGCGAGTCTTCAATCATTCTCAACTGATTAACTGCTTTAATTGCTTTGTGTAGATGCGAAAGCACCATATTTTTATTCATATCAAAAATTCCAGAATGCACATAGGTGATTGAATCTGGAGCAATTTTGATGCCTTGAACATCTCCGGTTTTTAATCCTTTTCCGTTATAGATAAAGTATTCAGCAGTTCTTTGCATGAATGCTTCTTGTGGATCATT